CGCAATACTTATCACTCGATAAATAAACAAGTACCCGTTGTTTATTTTTTGGCATCTCATCAAATATATTTATCAAGTAAGATTGTGACTCTTCCGGTTGTCCGTTCTCATCGGACATCTCAACTTGTGACTCTTTCAGGGTGGCGTTATCCTCAAAACCGCCCTTTGCTTCATGCTCCCATATACGACCTCGAAGCGTGGCGTTCTCCTGCTCCAGTTCGGCGATGAGATTGTTCAAGGCATCTTCGATTGGGCGTTTTTGCCAATCCTTATAAAACGTATTTGATTTACTAAATAAACATGGGTCTGTTTCACAATATGTAAAACCACCATCTGGGTTGTGATATGGCATATCTCCACAGAAAGGGCAGGGTTTTAGTTCAATCATTTGTATTCCTTTCCGCAGTCCTCGCAGACTGTGAATATCTCGTCGTCAATTAGTTTCGTGGTCCAGCCACCGCCGTAATTGCAATACATGATTATCCTTTCTTATTCTCCAATTGTACCATAAGTTTACCAATTGCGCTGATGATTTCCAGCCCCCCTTCGTGAGCCATCGGCGCGCGCGCGTTGTGCAGCTTCACATGACTAACGATCGTCTGCGCGTTATCGTCCAGGAACTCGCGCTGATCATCGGTTGATTTATCGTATGCATCCATTACGCTCTTACGAAGCGCGGTTGTCGCCGCTAACTTTTTCCCGCGTAGTATTTTATTCATCAGAACGGCACCTCGTCTACTTCGCTTACAGTCGCGCCAACCTCATCCGCGAACGTGTCACTCGCTGACTTCGCGGGCGCCGGCAGGAATTCCACAGTGTCTACCACCATTCCGAACGATGCGCGATTTTCGCCGACGTCCGTAGTCCAGGTGCGCGGGTTGCCTTCTTCGTGCGTTAGACGGCCTTCTACGTATAACGGTTTACCTTTCGTCAGGTGTTCCGCTAACTTCTCGGCGCGCGCTCCCCACAAGCTGCAGCGCATCCATAGCGTCGACTTCTTCTCACCATAACCGTCATCCGCCGCGAATGTGAAGTTGCACACGGTGAAGTCACCTTTTTTCAATACTGCGTCTTTTACCACTCGTCCAATCAATGTAACTTTCTGCATGTCGCTCCTTTATGGCAACTCATTATATGGGTCGCCAACTCTAAAATATTCTGGCTGCATGATTTGTTTGAATGTTCCAACGCCGCCCATAGTATTTTTATCAATCAGGACTGATACCTCATTACTGTATCCTTCCTCTATGCGGTCACGTTTCAACATTACAACCAGATTGGCTTTGTCGCTTTTCTCACCGGCGCCGCGCATCCCTGATCGATCAATCTTATTGAATGCCGTCGTCTTGCCTTCCTTGCTCATTTGCGCGATCATCAGCACCGGTATACCCGTCATCTCCGCGAACGTCTTTAGCTGCTCCACGTTGTCGGCCTCGCGCTGGTAAATGTTGGTCCCGAACATCTGCAATTGTCGTTTGCTCGCGCTGGCCTTCTCCAAATAGTCCAGCACCACGACGTCACAGTTTCCTTCCGAGTGCAACTTGCGCAACTCTGATACCGTCTTCTCCATCGTCCATCCTGGCGTGTGCAAGTAGCTGATGTATCCATCCCACCCCATGAGCCGCGGACGTATCGCTTTGACGATGTCCTTCTGTGATGCTGTCAGCTCACCACTTTTCAAGTCACGGACGTTTATACTCCCGTGCCTGGCGGTACGCCTCAGCATCATAAGTTTACGGTTCAATTCGTAATGGACGAATACAACCCGGTTCTTATGCTGCGCCCAATGTTCAGCGATTGACTCGCCGTATATTGTTTTACCCTGTCCATCAGGCGCGGTGACTACTCCCAACATTCCATCCTCAAGCGGGTCAATCAGGTTCCTCCATGACTTCCACGGCCAGAGTAATACTTTCCGCTCATCGTCCGGCATCTTGGCCAGTTGTTCGTATTCCTTCAACATCGCTTCCACCAGGTCGAATGACTCATCCCACGTCAGAAGCGCGTCGTTGTCACCGGCGCCCATTCGTGCTAGTATCTCAGTAACGAACCGAAACAAATCCTCCGGTTCTTCGTCTGACATGCAGCGGCGCAAGATCTCTTTCGCCAGCGTTTCATATTGTGCGATTTCAGGGTTCATACCATCACCTCAACAATGCTTCCATCTGCTAATACAGTCTTTTGTAATCGTGGTTCCGCGTTCTTCTGTTTACCATTTCGTAGTCCATCAGCGCGGACGTTCTTAAGTATACCACGAACATAGGACCACTTACGCTTGTTCTGCTCAACTGCTATAAGAATTGCATCCAGGCATATTTGCAGGCCGTATTCTTCCAAATCATCATTCAGCATGTCGGAAGTCATAGACGTTATCAATCCGATATTACCCTCATACGCCTTTGCTAATGTTGAAAAATCACTACTACTAGTTGTTTCTTTATCCTTCTCCGTCTCCGTATCTGTCTCTTTATCCGTCTCTGTCTCGCACTCATTTTCTAAATAGGGTATTGTTACGGTATCCATAGGGTATTTTATATCGTGGATATGGTAGTAATATCTTTTTACTGTGCCGGACGGTATCGCTTCAATATCTTTCTTGACGCGTACCGCTATCTTTGGAGAACTACCGCCATTATTGAATTTATACAGGTTGGAAACATAGATAACGCCATCATCAGAAAATACCTTTTTATTCTGGTTGAACTTTTCCAGTATTTCATCTACTCGATTGATTGCAATTCCAGTTTCAAACGCAATGTATCTTGTGGGTAATTCATATATGCCGGACACGCTGGCCCGCTCATTACTAAACAGATAAATAAATAATAATTTTTCATCTATTTCAAGTTCTGAAAACCAAGTATCTTTCCATACCTTCGTATGTATGTTGCGAAATTCAGCCATTAATTATTCTCCATTTGTTTATTCCATCCGTATTGTTTCGCTATCCCGAACACCGTCGCAATCGTCACCGTCCCCGCGACGTTGCCCGCCTTCTTGAATGACCGCCACTTGTTCTCGACTTCCTTACCCTTGCCATCAGCCCAACTCTCAGCCAGCGCGTAACCCGCCTCACCGAATTCAGAATGAATACCCATCAGGACCGCCACCCATTCATCATACGATATTCGCCACGGTGGTATAACCTTCAACGCCTCAGCCGTTTCCTGCTGCGTTGCTGGCGCGTGATAATCCTTGCGGACTGACTTCTTCCGTTCCGCGGCGCCTGATGATTTGTAACTGGTAATAATCTTCTTTATGGTATCAATCGATAAATCATTACCGATATAATCCATTTCACAATCTGGTGAACCGTAGAAGAAACGCGCCGCGTCTTTACATTGCCGGTCTGCAGCGCCGAACACCCACAGTAAAGCGGTGGCAGCCATAGCGTAATTCGCGGCCTGCATGATTGGCGCATCCAGGGTGAAGATAACCCGCGCCCGTGGTGCATCTGATTTGTGGCTCATGGTAGTGTGTAGGAAAGCGCCGTGCTTATAAATGAACTTATCTTTGACGAGTGTCTTCATCATGCTACGCTCGTCCTCAGTATCGAAGTCAAGGCCAATGTGCTGGCCACAAATATAATTGCTGGAAGCCCGCCACTTGTTCTTATGCTGTGTGGTGATGGCCTGCCCGTCATAGATGGTATCCATCATGTCTACCGCGTTGCTTTCCTGATTGACGAATGAGGCGTTGAACTTTGGCCAGACCGCGTCCCCTGGCGGTATCTTAGCTCTAAGCTTATATGATGATACGGCATGCCGGTATGAGTTCATTTGTTGCGTTTCCCCATGTCGGGAGTAACAATATCATGCCATTTTTTATGACACGCTTCACATAATAAACCTTGTGGCCATTGCTCGCACTCAACACCGAATAAATGACGCGGCGCCCAATGATGATTAGCTGCTCCAACATGTCCGCACCTGGCGCAGATAAACTCTAGACTATTATTGCCGATGACTTCCAACTTGTTTATATCTATCCCCTGAGCCTTGATAGCGTCATGCGGTATGTTTTTTCGTGGCAGATTGATTGCCCCATCGTGGCGTTGGCAATACCAATACACCTGCGCTATTCCATTTGATGTGATAACTCTAACCAAGTATACATGCGTAACTTTACCACACTCCTCGCAATATCTATTGGTATGGACCTTCCTTTCTGTGATAACTATTTTATCCATTGTTACTCCATACACAAAAGACTACCCACCCGTTCCGGTGTTCTGCTAGGAAACACAACGAATAGAAGTTGTTTGGAAGGGGTGGGCAGTCGTTTGAATAGTAGTTTTTCATTGCATTTACCTAGCGTCTACATTATACCATTAAGGCGCCCGCATTGCAAGTAATTCACGCCACCCCATACGCTATAACGCACACGCAGCAGCCAACCGCGAGGAGGCAGAGTAGTAGGTGCTGCTTGTCGAATTTAGTCATTCCAGCCCGTCCATGTTCATCTTGGTGGCGATTGCGCCAAGGTAGTGGGCGATGGATAATAATGATTCTTTCATTGATTGTTCGTTTCCTTCAACCCTATCCGCTGACCTGACGATTGCATCCCCTACCGCTATATGCACATCTACCTCAGTTTGCATTGCTTTCCGTGTATCTTCATTCGCGTCTTTCTGTGTCTTGCTGTTATCCGGGTGCATCACCGCACCGCCTGTATCCGCACACTCGGATTGCCTACCTTCTTGAATTGTTCCATTTCAGGATGCGCCACCGCAAATCCAGCGATACCCTTCGTGTCCCAGGATGTACGCGCCTTACTGTATACGGCGTGAAGATTGTCACCCTTGACGCTGCTGCCAATCTCGCTGACAAGTCCCTTGATGTCAGACTCTAATACCGATTGGTCATTCTGAATGTTTTCGAAGATACCTTCAAATTCGTCATCCAGGGCAGACAATTCCAGCGTGATTTCAGGCGTGATGATCTTATCGCGGAGTTTTTCTTTCTCGATTTTGATTAGCGCCATCTGATTCCGTTTTTCGTCTAACTGATGTAATAAATCTTTGACTTTGTTTTCCATAATATCCTCTCTGTGTTGTATCCGTCCTCCCAGGTGGACGGCAGCATCGCCACCGCCCACCATCGAAAGGAGAAAGGATGAAACCTAATTTACCACAATGTCGGCCAGCACCTTGTCGGCCTCGTCAGCGGCCACTTCCTTCAGCATACCCGCCACGCGATTGCCGCGGTAATCCTTGTGCCATGCCAACGCGATGTTCGTGCCGTCTGACGGTTGCAGTATCTTCGATAAATTCAGGATGGCGGCCACGTGCTGCGGCGCCTTGTACTCGCCCGCTTCCTTGACGGCCTTGATAGTCTCAGGAGGCCAGACGCGCTTATCGCTTACCGGGTCCGGCTCTGACTTGGCAGTCGTTGGACGTTTGCCGTTTGGCTGGCCTGGACTGTCGTTATCTTCATCAGCGTACATCCCCAGGATTGAACTCAGCGAGTACCGTCGCAGGTACGTGATTATGGACCCTGCCACTTGCGCCGATGACTTACCTTTTTCAACGCCGATTTCCAGCGCGACAGCAGCGCCAACCCACTCGCCTGATACGTGCATCAGTATGGTATCGACGCTCACCTGACCGTCGCATCCGCTAACCGTCTGCACGTAGCTGAGGCCATTCTTCGCCAATACCGGCTGCGCCGTCTTGATGATTCTCCCCAAATCCGCATACTTATTCTTGAGGAACGGATTGACGGCGTTCATTTGTGCCGGTGGCATCTCTGCCTGAGCCTTCACCAGCGCGCCCGCCAGTTCCTTTATTGAGTCACTCTTGTTCATCATAATCCTTTCACTAATTGAATTCTATTTTATTGTAACAAATTTCACACATGGATGCAATAGGTATTTATACCTATCTTGTCACCCCACCTTCGTGCCACGCTGGCCAATCAATGCGCTCATGTCAACCTCACTCAGCAGGCCGTCAATCTGTGAGCAGGCGTAGATTTCCGCGCACTCCGCACATATCACGTCGCCGCGGCGAATTTCGCAGCCGCAATCCTGGCAGGCGTCAATCATGTGTATCCTCATTTCAGCAGCCTGACAATACAACCCGCATCAACTCAATCGCGGCGCTGTAAGTCTTACCGTGGATGCTGTCACCGTGGTTCTTCTTGACCGCCGCTTCAAATTCGTCTATCGTTTCCCAGAAGCAACCTGTCTTGACCATGATGCAGGTATCGTGTTTGCAGCCAATGAGTGTGTCGCCCCTGCTGCCAATAGGTTCTATTACGATTATACCTTTGGCACGCCAGAGATCGGCACCCCTGAGATTGGCACGCTCGAGATTGGCATCACTGAGATCGGCACCCCTGAGATCGGCACCCCCGAGATCGGCATCACTGAGATCGGCACCCCTGAGATTGGCACGCTCGAGATTGGCACCCCTGAGATCGGCACCCCTGAGATCGGCGCCCCCGAGATTGGCACCCCTGAGATTGGCACCCCCGAGATCGGCACCCCTGAGATCGGCGCCCCCGAGATTGGCACCCCTGAGATTGGCACGCTCGCCGCCCTCATCGTCATCAATCCATTTCTGGTGTAACTCAAGTATTTCCTGTAATTTATCTGCGTCCATCGTTCATCCTTTCACTTTATGAATTGATCAACCGCTTCATCAGCGGCCTTCCGTTGGCGCCCCGTGGCGCGCCATATTCTTTCCTGGTCGTCGCACCACATGTTCAGCCAGTCCAGCGCGTTCGCGTGTTCCGGTTGATAGCTTGAGTAATTGCCATTCGACACCTGCTTGGCAATGAAGTCGCAGCCTCGCACAAATGCGCGCGTGATTTCGTTCGGCGTCACCGGGTAATCAATGCGGTGCTGCACCTCGGCCATCATGCGATCAATCAGCGTTTCGGGGCGCTGGCCGTCCGCCAGGAACATGGCGTCTACTTCGTTTAGGTGGTCGTTGAGGTAGTGTGTCATGGTATCTTTCCTTTCAATAAGTTGAATATCTAATACCATAATAACAAATTATCGGCACAAATGCAATAGGTATAATTACCTATCTTTTATATTTGTATAATTCACATTCTAACGGATTAAAAAAGAACCTGTACCCACAGGTTCTTAATTCGGTATACGTCGCTTAGGATGTCACTGGATAGCATCCAGCGGCGTGTCTATGTTCGTTTCATGTGGCGATAATATACCAATAATGGTATTTTGTTGCTATGAAAAGTGGACGTGGCCGGAATTGAACCGGCGTTTTATGCTGCTTCCAGCACCGTACCTGTCACGCCCATGATTGCCAATCCGTAAACGGGTACTTCCCGTAAGGCTGCGCCACTCCGTTTATCAGCGTCGTGAACCCCGCCGCCATGCCTGGCATCTTGTTATCGTCAAGGACCACGTATGCCAGCTTATCAGGGTCAAGCAGCGTGCCGTTATTGACGATGCAGAACCGCTTCCACTTATCCCACCCTTTCGCTAAGTGGTGTTCGTGGTGTGAGATAACATTCATCTGATACTTATTCGCCAGCTCACCGGCCACGCTCAATTGATTGACGCTGTAATTGGCCGAGTGAGTTATACGCCAGGGATACGCGCCAGGCGTGTCGATAACGCACCAGCCCCAATTGGAATACATGCACTTATCGGACTTCGTCACAAGGCCGAATATATCCGCCTCGTCAAATTCGCCGCCAGCCCATTTCTGAAGACGTCTGTCGTGGTTCCCCATGATGAAACGTATCTCGTCGAACCACTCTAACCATTCCGAGATAATCTGACGTCCCGCCTCGCGTTCTCGCTGCCAGGTGAACGGGTTTATTACCTTCGGATATTTCGAGAAGATGTCGAATGTGAAGAAGTCACCGGCAACCAGCAGGCGTTTCAATCCGCGCTTCTGCGCAACCTTCAGCAGCAGCCGCGAGAAGTCGTAATCCACACAAGGAACATGGACGTCGCCGGTTATCATCCAATCGCCGGACAACCGCCACGGGTCCCCAAGTTCAACGTCGAACAACTGACGGTGATGCTGATTTAGTTTATAGCGGCGTACCAGGCCCGCTACCTTACCCCTGGTCATTTCATACTGGCTGGCCAGCTCTGAAAACGAATACCCCGCGCCGTTCTGTTGTGCTAAAAGTTCGCCTGTGATTTCCAGATGTAACTCCTATGGTAGCGGCACTTCAATGTCTATGCCTAGGTAAGCGAATAAATAATCAATCGCCTCTTTGCTGGTCATATCTTTAGGTTTCTTGTCCTTCGTTTTATCTTTCTTAGCCTGCACCTCCTGGTCGATAATCTTGTATTTGCCCGGTGCGATCTTGTTAACTTGTTTTGTCATTATAACTCCACTCCACAATAAACCCGCGCTGTCGCGTCGCCCATTGATACGGTCATCACGCCAGGAATATCACTTGAAATACTAACACTACCGAGTCCATCTGTCAAGGACTCCATTCCCGGCGTGCCTGAGATAGTCACATCAACCTCGGCACTCTCCGGCTCCGGGTCAACGCTGATTGAAAACACCGCTTCGGTAACGCCGTCTGATGGTATTACAACTTCAGCGGGTGTGATGGCGTATTGAGTTATAATAGGTTCAGCAGGTTCGGGAATCCCACCAGTGGCAAGCCATTCTTGATACCCGATATTATCCCTGTTGCCCGCCGCTAAAGGAAATATTATATCGTCATCTATTCGCCTTGTGTTGTCTTCGTTAACCAGTTTGTAATTCATCTGCACACTCCCTATAATTCCGCATCGGCTGTAAAATGAAAACCAGACATTTTTCCGACCACTAATACTGTGGATATTTGTAGCCTAGTAAGACCCGTGTCTCCCCTTGTATGAGCGATAACGGTTTCATCAGCCGCATTCGAGCGCACTTTATTTTTGGTGCCTGTTCCTATCGCGTACGGGACAATTGTTGGAGTAGTTCTCATTCTTACCGGAAAAGACGACCTGCCAAAAGTATATGCAGTTTGTTCGTTGTAAAAATAAACCGCTCCGTTTGTTGTAGCATTACCGATTGCAGTCCCGTATGAATAAGTAGTGTGCCAATATCTCTGACACAACGCCACTTCTTCCTCATGCCCACCCCCTCGAATTCTGAACGGTGTTGCCCTATCCCCGATCTCTAATTTTAGTTGAGATAAGAGGAAATTGTTGTCTGTAGAATCACAAGCGTTTACTTGATTGGATGTGGAGAAATATGCTCCAGTTTGCCACGTATCAGGAGTTGTTTGGTAAGTTGCCCCACTCGCAAGAACAAACCGTATATCAAAACCTTTCCCGTCTGTATAATCTTCTGTCCCCCCGGCCTGATCGAGCGTCAAGGTGATTTCTTTCTTCTCCCATGTGTTAGTTACATCAACTACATATTCAACAACATAAGAACGATCAGACCCATTATTCAAAAATCCAACACAGAATGTGCCTGTCTTTGTGCTTTTTACCCAGAAAGAAAGTGTCACAGTCTTTTCTTTCATAGGGGCATAATCGTATCCCTCGACTTTGTATCCAATCTCGTTATAATCCCCAGCGGCAATTGCCGCATCAATCGTAGTGCAATCCACCTTCAAACTATGTTGTGATAGATGTCCACTCTCTGAGAAGGTTGGCACGTCTGTGTCTTGTGTAACGGTATTTACCATAGCCCCGTTTTTGTAGTATTTCATTCTATCAAGCGTATATACACCGTCCCCCGCCGCCGCAAAAGTCGTGCCTCTCTGGGCAATTTCCATATCCCCGTTGATGATTACGTTATTACCATCTTCGGACGCGTCCCATTCAACACCCGCGGCGGTGGTCGTTAGTTGTCTCCCGGCTACCGCTGGATGCGCTAATGCCGTGGCCGCGTTCGCCGCGCTCGCTACCGCTAACTGTCCGGCGGCGGTGAATATGTCCGGCACGCCCGCCGCCATGTTATCTTTCAGATAAGTATTTTGATTAGCCGCCGTCCACAGATCGCCCGTGCTAACGGTTGGAACTGCTGTATATGCCATTACATCACCTCCGGCAACTCAATCGGCCTGTACGCGCCGCCGTTGCTCTTGTTATCGCACGAGTGACAGAAGAAGCGCAGGTCGTCAGGGTCAACGTACTCAGCCCCGCGGCACTCGCAATCTGCCAGTAGCCTGTCATTCTCGACTCGCGCCCGTACAGGCTCACCCGTAACCGCGCCAGGCTTGAAACGTTTACCGCGCATCTTGGCAAACACTTTATTCATATCCTCCGCGCTCGTTACCTTCATTTCGTGTTGAATATCTTGTGCTGTTCTCATTTTCACCATCCAAATATAGAAGTTATGCCTATCTTAGTCGTGAACCGCCAGTATCCCAATACCCCCGAATAAGGTTCAATCCAGAATTTTGTAACAGTTCCTTGCCCGTTGCTATCAGTCCATTTGTGGCTCATGCCTGCAATGGAGAAGTCATCGTCAATACCGAAATGCGCCAACTCAACTCCGATAACGTCGAATAGGTCAACGCTGAATTGATTTGTGAACTGGTCAATCATTCCAATTTGCGGAAACGGTTGAGGCTGTCCAATCGCTGACGCCAGGAACTGCGCGAAGTCGCGCGCGGTGTTCGTGTCCTGTAACCATAATAAGTCCATCGTCATGCTGCGCGGATTGGTAGCGTAATCCTGCACCTCGGCGGTATATCCAAACTGACTTGTAACCGCCACCGGCTTACCGCGCACCTGCGAAAGCGTCACAAATATCGTATCGCTGGCGTGGTCGTTATCAATCACCAGTTTCGACGTGTCAGCGAACTTCGTTATCGTCACCGTGGTATCGGCTGTTCTATCAATGCCGCCGCCGTCCGCTTGAGTATTGGTGGTATAGTCTGTCGTTGCAACAGGGTCCGCTACATCCTCAGCAGGATTGCGATTGCCTGAATAGGTGAACTCAGCCCATACCGTCAGACTGTCACCCGGCGCAATGGACGGTGTATCCTGCAATGTCCATATTACTTGTAAGGATTGCGATACGCGCGGGTTCGCCTTCACCGTGATAATGTTGCGCACGTTATCCCACGGTTGAGGTAATATGATTTCCTGCAACAAATCGGATTGTGTACAATCAAACGATGCGGCGATTACCTTCTGTCTGCTGTAATATGTGGCCTTTCCATCGGCTGCAGCGAAGAAAGTACCCATACCGGAATTGGTGAGGTCGGTAATCATCTTGAAAGCACTATCACCGTCAGTCCACCAGTAAGGTATATCCTCCGGCGCGTCATCCAGCGCACGGCCCCACTCCGCAGGCCAGTCTACATCATCAAGAACGTGACCTATTGCCGCGTCTGCGTCGATGTCATCATAGAGCGCGGTTGATGAACTTCTATCAATCAGCCAGCTTATGCCGTCATATATCGTCAATTCCACATAAGCATTATTTCCGCCTCGTGGTACGATGTCCGCGATCTTGCCGCTGAATATTGTATAGGTATCCACTCCATCAGTCACACGAACGCGCGCCAATCTGCCTGGCGCAACGTCAGGATATAACACGCTGCTGGCGTTCCATGCGTCGTAACGTCCATCATAGTTATCTAACTTGATACGCGTGATACCAATCCGTACCGGCTGGATGCGCTGGCCGTCTGACGAGATATAAGTTTTACGCCCGCGCTGACAGTCGAAGTCCACCATCCTGTTGGCCTCGTCCGCCTCGTATGAGCCGTCATTATCCCAGTCGATGTCGAGATACCAGGTAATCGCCATACTAATTCATCCTCACGCCGTCTTCTCTAACCAACTTACGATACACGTTCTCTATCGCCGGTGCAATCACGCGCTCAACCTCTGACGGATTACCCATGCTGACGGCTGGCGAGTATACGAACGTGAACCCGGCGCCCCCACCACCACCGCCGAATTGCTGCTGGTCTTTTGTTTGGATGGTCACCCTCTCCCCTGTGTTCGCGCCAAATCTGAATGAGTCACCTTGAAATCCTGCCGGTACATTGAATGATAGTCCAACCGCACCCTCTTCTCGGAGTCCGGTGTCCCTGCTGGTGGCCGTTCCACCCGTGCTACCTTTAGCCCTCTCTGCGAAGAAGTCGCGGTTTACGCCGCCCCTGCTGGTGGCCGTTCCACCCGTGCTACCTTTAGCCCTCTCTGCGAAGAAGTCGCGGTTTACGCCGCCAATATCGCCAACGCTACCGCCGCCTATTTCGTGGACGTATATATATACGTGTGCTGATTTGCCGTCAATATCATCCAGCGCGCCGGAGACGCTGCCAAGTTGCCCGCCAACATTACCAATCATCGCCGCAGCCTCTTTAGCCCCTTCCTTGATTGCCTCTAATTCGTCATCCGTAAACTCGCCCATTTTCTGCCTGACAAGTGGCAAATCAATATTTGAAAGATGCTCCATCGATTGAGATACGCCAGGAAGTGTGATATTGCCAAATTCTTTCGTGACTTCCTGGATAGCTATCATTGGGTCTGTACCTGCCAATATCTTGAGGCGCAACGCTTCTTGTGCCTCTACCATGCTACCGTATGGTATAAGTGTACTTTCGACACGATCTCTTAGTTCTTCCGTTGCCGCTGCTAACCCGCGACTTTTCGCATCCAATAATCCGCCCTTTATGCCTGCTTCTTCCCATTCATCCGTTAGCAGCTTCAAATCCGCTTTATAATCTTCAGACGCCACATCAAGATTATCAATTCTGCCTGCTAGAAAATCCATTGTCAACGCTGCAAGGTTCGCCGCGCTGGTATCCTTCAATGCTAACATCAATTCGCGACCCGATGCTGCCGAACTCTTTAGCGACTCATTCACTCGCTGCAATGCGGCGTTATAAACATTATCACCGGCTGAGTCCTGCGCCTTTCTGAGCTCCAATAGAGCGCGCCGATAATCACCTGCATTTTTAGCGGCGATTAATGTAGACCCTGTAGCTCTGTTTATAGTGCCAGCCAGCACAAGATTATTATTAGCGGTAATCTTTAGATTGTGGTTGCCTTCTACCATTGTCGCATCGTGCTCGATTTCTTTCTCTATCAGAAATTCCATTGCCTCGGCGGTAGTCATTAACCCGTGCTTTACTGCGCCCTGTATTCTGAAAAATTCCTTGTCTGTGATAATGTGCTGTTGTAATGCTTCGTCAAGAACCAACGCCACGTTTATAGCACCTTCCCACGCCTCCAAAGAGTTTGCGATAATATTCGCCGCGCCCTTCGACGCTGGCGACATGTATAGTTTCAGCGTATCAGACAAGTTAGTAGCCGCTTTGTCCATGCGCATAAATGAGGACATTGCGCTGTCGGACACGTCGCCAACCGTCTCTATTTGTTTCTCTGCCTGCTGTAAGAACGCCTCTTTGAAAGCAGCGCTGGTATCCATGCCGGTATCTTTAAGACCCTTCAGTCGTTCATCAAACCCGTCGACTGATACACCAATCGAGTCGAAACGCATTGTAGTCTCGTTCATCAGCGTCAAGGTAAGTTGGTTCATGTCCATCCCCAACTTACCGGCAACCGATGTCAACCTGACAACTTCATCATGCGTATTCGCTAACCCCAGGCTCATGAAGTCTGTCGCGCTTCCCATCAACTCAGAGTCGGATACCAGCCCGCTTGTCGCAACGCGCAAATCCTTCATAAGCGCATCTGAAACCGTGCCGATGCTCTTTGTTAGGTTGTCGAATTTCTGCTTGGTGAACTCAAGCTGCGCACCTTCCTTGCCTAAGTCAAACGCCTTTTTCATGGCAATACCAACCGCGGCAACAGTTCCGGCTACGGCTAACGCCTGCATCTTCATACCATTGAGCTGCTGGCCAAAGGATTTTGTTTTCTTGCTGCTCTCGTCACCAGCCTTACCAACGCCCTTTAACTCGTTCTCAAGCTCCTTCAATTCCTTCGAGGCCTGGTCTATCGCGCTGATAATTATTTCAAGTCGTTGTTTTGCCATGCCTTTTCCTCGTTGATTGTCTCATATTATTAACCGTTATCATTTGCCGTATTCGTTCCGCGTCCTGATCATCTAACTGTGACGGTGTGCAATGAAACATATCACACAGTATCGCATCTTCCAGCTCTGGCGGCGGTGCTCCCTCATGAATTAAGGCGGACGCCAACGCCTTCTTTAGTTTTTTTCATCGTCCTCAGTGTATCTCAATATTCCCTTGATGGCACGGCCTGAGATGTCATACAATAACTCTATTTCCTCGTCCGTGAACCCGCTCAAGTGTTCCACCTGCTTCGGTAGTGGTAACTCTTTACCTTCCGCGTCCTGCCAGTTCCAACCCTCAAGGCGTTCAAACAATAACTTCAATACGTAATCCTCAAGTGCTGGCCCTTCCAACGCTTCAATATCCTTCAACATCTTGCGCCGTTCGCCCCACGTTGGGCGACGGAATTCAAGATAGCTTCCGTCGCCCTGTGCAGCAGGCGTTTCAATCTTTGTAACTAATGGCTTTCTCACTCAATATCCTTTCACTAAGTCAGCGCTGACAATGCGTTTACAACCGTCAACTCTGCGAATAATGCGGCTGTACTATCGTACCGCGCCCGTAATGTTCCGGTAACAATATCGTTACCATCTTGTTCGCCTATTTTCGAGAACGTTTCCCATTTGCCCGCCAGGTCGATGATGGTTGTCTTGTATGTGTAAGTCGTACCAGCGGTGGTAAATGCTGTACCTTCAATCATAATCCGCATCTGTCGTGCCGTCTCTGCTTCAAAGTTGGCAATCTCAGCGACGCCCGTTGTATCATGCTCGAATGTGACTTCACACGTAATCTCTGGGCCGGTGTTCTTGTCGAACGTGAAGTATAGATTTCCATCGCCCGTGAATACAGGAACGAGGCCGGTGCGCACATTCAAGTTGAAACCTAAGAAGGTGCTAGTCGCCTGCGTTGTGCCAATCGTGCCGCCAGCAGCATCCAGATACAGTTTAGATTTCTGGAATAACATTTCTTCAACCGCTGGTACTGCAATCGAACCGGTGAATGACACATTAGATACCTGCCGCCCGCTCCACTTTGACGATACCATGATGCTTCCACCAGGTGCGCCGGACAAGGTGAAGTCCGATACAAACGAATACTCCATCTCGCGCGCCTGCTGATTGTCGCCACCTTCAAGGGTGTACGTCTTGATGGTATTGGCTGCCGTTGTGGGGAAACTGTACTCGTAGATATAACCGGAGCCGCTGCCGTCCTGTGCCGGTGTCTCGGATTTGACGCCCGCCTCAAATACATAAGGAAGCTGCTCAAATGTAGACTCAACATCTTCCATGTCCAGCACGGCCATGACTTTAGGCGAGTACGTGCGGTCAACGCCTGAGAGGTATCCTATGTCCTCGTCAGCGTGTACGATCTCGCGCTGGTCTTCAATCGTGCCTTTGCCGCGCCATAGGAACGTTGCTACAACCGCTGTTCCTTTGGTGGTTTCCGCGCCCCCCTGAATTTTTCGTAGTGCTTTTACGCCTGCCATTTGCTTACCTCCATTTCTTGTACTACCTCAATCACTTTAGATTTCCTCGGCTTCACGCGCTCCGCGTAAAGTCCTGTATCAAGTAAGAGTTTCTTACCGTGTTTCGCGACTTCCTCATCATTCAAGTCGCGTGCCGGGATGCCCGGCAGGAACGAACCAGAACCGATATACCTCATCTGTACCTCCCGCGCGCCCGTGCTGTTTCCCAGACGGTACGCAATTGTTCGCGGTGTTCCGCGCTGTCTTTGCGCTTTAGGTAAGCGCCCAATGGTTCGGCGATGCGCTGGAATTTCACGCCAGCAGTCGCCAAACGTAACCACCATTCATAATCTCCGGCGATGTGAAACGCCGCGTCAAAGTGTCCGTGCTTCTCATGTAATGACTTCCTCCACATGGGTGCAGGCCCTACGAAGCAACCTTCTAATAGTTTCGCAAGGCCGCCCTCAGCCCATGTAAACTTGCTAACCGGCTTACCGTCAATCTCCTCCACAATGTTCACATCAGGATATACAACGCCGATGTGCTGCTTATCGTCCAATAGCTGCGCCATTCGTGCCAGCGCGCCAGGGTACAACCTGTCGTCGCTGTTGGCACTTGTGACATAATCGCCGCTCGCTTCCTTGATACCCATATTCCAGGCGTCGTATATCGTCGGAATGTCAGGCGTGTATATCACGGTGCATTTATTGGTACGTGCTACCTTCGCTTCCGGCGTGTCAAGCTGCGCGATAACCACAATCTCAAGTTCGCAATCCTGCGCCTTGAGATTGGCAATGCGCCCCTCTATATATTCCTCTGCGTAATACGCTGATACAATCGCTGATACTTTGGTCATGGTATCCTTTCAAACACGGTAATCGAACCCTCTGCAATAATCTTTTTCCATCGCTTATCCTCGCTCGCTATCTCCACCGCTGCCATCACGTGTGGATGCGCCTTGTCTGTGTCATCGAACGCTATATAATGCGTTACAATATCCTTCAATGACATCCAATCCAGCGTGGGCGTGCCGTGCCAGTGGTCGCCGTCAATGAACGCGACGGTGAACGTCATGCCTGCCAATTCTTCCGGGAATGGTTGTGATGGTTTCTGTACTAGGACCACGTCCGCATTATAAAAATTACTAACGTTCTTCAAGAACGTCCCAGCTGTCCAATGACAACCGGAATGTAAATCAAAACTATCCGTGAACGCCTGCGCCTGGTTCTTAATACATTGTTCGCGCCCGTCCAGCGGGTCGACACAATATACGCTGCCGGTTATGCCTTCCGACCATTTTGCCAACGATGCGACGATTGCGGAAACACCAAAGTATGAGCCTATTTCTATTGTGCCACCGTGGCCCGCCATAACAGACAATGCCGCAACTACACGGGTATTGTAATAATCTTTGCTGACGTCAGCAGAACGCCCCTTGATACTACCGCGTACACTTTCAACAGTATACTTTATTGAGTCCATCAATTTCACCGGTATCATTCTTTCACCCCGATCACCGTGGCGTGTGTCGGCCATTGGCTGCCAGGCTCATAAGGTACGACTTCCATTATCTCGCGGTCAACCTTCAGCACGTCAAACCCGTGCTTCATAAGCGCACCGGTGATTACCTCTGGCTCGCCCTGGTTCGGATGTATCTCGATAATCCAGTATTCCACTTCGTTCATTTCGTCGAACGCAGCAGGCATAATCTCGAACTCGCCGCCTTCGATGTCAACCTTGACAACCGTCGGCCATTGCGCGAACGATGATAACTTAGCGCACTCTACCAGCGCCCCGCCGTGGCCAGCCATGCCATTACTACCGCCGCCGAATTCAACCAATCCAGCGCGTGACCAGATGGCCTTATTATGCACCCGGTACATCGTCTGCAGATTGCTGAGATTGCGCGCCGTTATCTGACAGTTCGGTTCATAGGCGTCAACCGCTATGACGTGCGCACCGCAGGCCGCCAATACAACCGCGTAATTCCCTTGATGGCATCCAGCGTCAAGCACTATCTCGTCCTCAAGTGGTACGTGTTCCATAACCCACTCGTACTCTAACTTAGTATAATCTTTCAGCGGGTCAAACCAATCCACCGCCTGCTGCGTCGCGTACAGGTACGGCACTGCCGTATCACATAACTGCATATTCTTGAGGTATGGATTAAAGGACATAGCACAACTCCTTATAATCCTTGAAGGATGCTATGTCGTGGTAATAGTCAAGGCTGAGGCATATATACCCGAATTCCTCCATAGCCATGTTGAAAGCGTCTGTATGGGTCTTAATATTATCAATATTATCCATCCAGTAATCACGGACTTTCTTACTCCATGCGAGCGCGCCATAGGCTGTATACATACCGCTTGTAAATTCCTTATCATGTATCTGTCCATGATGCAAACATCCGAATCTGTCCGGCGCATCTGTGTAGTGTACCCATATAACAAAATCCTGACCGGTATCATCTGCAATCCAATCAGTCGGCATATACACATCAGGATAAGCGTAGTAATACCTCTCCGCCTCGAAGTATAGCCCCTCAAGTATCGCCGCCCATGCGCCCTGTAACGTTAGATTACCTTGCTCTCTCAGCAGCACTTCGCCATGTTGCACCAGGTGTTCGCGGTGTGACCGCGCCTTGCGCTCACTCGTAATCACCACCGTGCTACCCCCTTCGACTTGCATCGCACCAACCTGACGTTTCAGCAGCGTCATATCATCGGAGATTGGTAGTAATTCCTTCATGCAGCCGCCGAACCGTTCCGCGCGTCCTGCTGCTGGTATTATGGAAAGTGACTTAATCATGAGTGTGTCACCTCCATCTTCCCCCCAGGCTGCCAGCCATGCTTCGAGTTGAAATACTCTATGTTGCGCTGTCGTGTCGCTGGATACCCTGGAATACTCCACCTTGTCTTTCCCCAATGATGGACGAATGGCATCTCAATCGGACGCGTCTCAAATCCGAACTCAATCGCTCTGACTGAATAATCGGCGTCCTCAAATCCGCACACCTTGAAGTTCTCGTCAAACTCGCCGACTACCTGCCATACGGTGCGCGGTATTGCTACAATCCAATTGCCGAACCATGTATGGCCTGCTTCCTTGATAATCTGCCTGGCGTATATCGCATCAGGCTCTTGCGCTTCGATGTGCCGTGAGAATGGCCCGTTGCATGATACGTCATTGTTCATGGACAAGAACCAATCCGCGGACGTCGCCGAACGAATACCCAGGTTGATTGCCTCGGCATACGGCACGCGCCACTCAGCGCGGATACCGTGAACTCTTGGTATCTCCGGGTAATCTTCCTTAGATGCGTTGTCTACCACGATGATGGATACCTGCGGCTCAAACTTCTGGATGTCCTTGATAAGAGGCCAGGTGTATTCCTCAAACTGGTCTATGCCAACTATGATAACGCTAAGCATTAGGATCCTCTGGTTTCACCATCAGCCCAAGATGATCAAGGCATATAGTAGTACTAAAGTCATCATCACTACATATACACATCTTTGCTTGCATCTTGTCATAATATTTCCCATAGATGGGCATATTGCCATATCGTTCCCGTTGATATTCAGGAATATCCTTTATCACATTCTCAAAAACACACTTCTCACAAATCCCCATCATTACTACCATTCTTGCCAATCCTTTCGCTCGAATACGTCAAGCTCGCTGCCAGGCGTCAGGTTCACAACCTGTCGTCCTGCCTTATCGAATACCGTGCGCGCCATCCTGTACGCCTGCTCGCTGCGCTTCAAATCAGGATTGTGCCAGCGCACGCCCTCGCCGAAATAATCAGGGTGGAAATGGTTGGTGTCAACCCCGCCGGAAACGGCTAATTGATTTGGCATACCTGTAAAAGTGTAGCGATGGTCAACACCAACCAGCCCAACCCTTTCAAACCCCATCCAGAAAGCTAGCTGTAATAATACATAAGTAACGGTAAACCCTTCATAAATGTACTTGAGCGGGTCACGTGAGAACGATGGTGATGGCGATGAGTATAACGGATATGAACGGTCTATCTTATCGTGAAACTCCCACCGGATATACTTGACGGCGCAATCCATCGCGTTGATAGCGTCTACGTTCTGCTCGCACACTAACGGATTAATACACGCGTAATAAGTCGGTATGAACCAATCCAGCATGAATATTTTATTGCTGCCGAACGATGGCCAGCGTTTCAGGAAGTCAAGAGGAATGTCCTTGAGGCTCGGCCCGTTGCCGATTACAAGGCAAGTGTCATTTGTGAGTTCATTTATCATTCGCTCACCGCCACATTTTCTGATTGCATCCGACAAAACATACCTTCAATGATACATGGAACATACTGTATATTAATGCGATAACCACACCTTTCACAAATAATATCGTCCACCGGTTCTATTGCATCCCATACGTCTTTCTCATTTCTTATAACGTGTCCTTTATAAATATATTTAGTACCAGAACAAAGTGTGAATTGTTTTTCACAATTATCACAAGTTCCGGTTGAATGTCCAACAGTCGATATCACGTCTTCAATATTTACTCCATCAAAAATGCAGCTAATATCACTCATTCTTTCACGTCCTTCGGCGGCAAATTCACAACCTGCTGATTAGTCGCGTTGTGGTACGCTCGGAACGTTGACTCGTCAACCTTGCCATCAATCATGTGCGGCGATGTTACCGTGGTATCGGCGTATAACTTCACTCCCGCTTCCCTGCAGCGCGCCGAGAATGAAATGTCCTCGCCAGGCCAATGGTTCTTCCATACGCTTGAGTAATCATACGTGAACCACGGCGGCTCAATCGCCTCGAATACGCGGCGGTCAAATAGAACGCAACCCGTACCGAGTACATCGCACTCCATGAGTCCTTGCTCCCATTGGTACGGTGCGTACACGGTATCGTCTTCGCCGTAGAAGTATATACACGGGTCAAAGGGTGCGCCGCGCCTAAAGTTAAGGCCGCCCACTACCCACACATCATCGTCAAGTAGTACCCATTTTGACAAGCGCTGTATGAGGTCGTCAGGATGAGTGTGATCGATGTCCAACATCAAGACGTGTGTCATGTCCGACTTCAATAATTCCTGTGCTGCCTTATTGCGATTGAAGTCTGTCCTACCATAGCCCATCTTGAGGTAAGGTGCGCCCATCTGCGCGTACGATATTAGCGGCCAGAGTACCTTGTCAGCATGCGCAATGCAACGCTCAAGTAGTGGCGCTACCATTACGCGCGGATACGCCCAATCCGCTATTGGCAGAGTGTCGAGTACCGCCAGCCTGTCATCTCCCGGCGGCGGTGTCAAATCTTGTTTCTTTCTGTGTGGCCGTTTCCGTTTAGCCATTTATATACTACTCCTTATTTTTACATCTTGAATTGTGAACTCTATTCCTATTGTCTGTACACCGGCATAAGTGAATATGCTATACTGGTACGCTATCGGCTCGACGTCATCACCTCCGATTGTTGCAACTGCTCCTCCGAGTGTCGGGTCATCCATGATCGCTTTCGGTATTGCCTCAATGTATTTATCGATTTGCTTCAGCGATTGCGGCATTTTATTATCTGATACATGTAATTCTACCGTAATTTGATGAATTCCGCGAATAGTTCCCGCTCCTGTATCGGATTTGAATATACCGTTATTCGGGTAAGTCATCACAAATGGATAATGGCTCATGTTATCCGGCGCGTAATCAGGCGCGGCACGTATTCCGGATACCGTAAGTATCACGTCCTGGATTGCGTTAATGGCCGTTTGCAGTTCGCTGATTGCCATTACGCCACTCTCCGCAGCGGGTCCAATAGGTGCTTGACGTCAGGGTCAAGTCGTTCCTCAATCCTCACAATGCCGCCTATGTCCGAACCGCCCACCACTCCGAACGGTGCATCCTTGCGCTTGAACTGTCGCTCTGATTGCAGCAGACAAGCCTCATTCACCAGGTCTGGCGTGGTCGCGGTGTATCCGAACCATGCCTTGATTTCGACGCCCTTCGTCACCGATGTTGGAAATGTATAATCACCGTTCGGCGTTACCTCAATATTGGTGAATGGACGTCCATCGAGTGCCGCATTGAATGGCGTCAGGTCGTAATCGGTGGTCGCCCAAGTATCCTCGTATGTCCTATCGCCGTCCTTGTCAGTCTTGAGCGTGTCAACGGTTGAACCTGTGGTGCTGTATATATCGCTGACGTCTATCACCTGGTTATCCCCTGCGGTGTAGTAGCGCGTCTCATTGGCGACATAGAACCGCCGCCAGCAATAGTTGTCTATCCGTCTGCTGACAGCCTCAATAACATTTTCCAGCATACTATCGTCGCCGGTATCGGCTCCATCATAATTCCCTAACCGCGCTCTGAGTTCTGCTAATGAACAGTATCCATTTACGACTGCCATAATTTACCTCGCTATTTTACCGCGCGTTTCCCTGTCTTCGCTTGCGGTGGCTTCATGGTGACTTTGGCCGCGGGTCTCTTGGGATACGCTTCAGCATACCCGCCGCGCTTCAGGTTGTCGGCTTCGTCTGGTGAAGCGTCAACCACATCACCAATTTGCAATTTCTTATTGATACCGCCGATGGATGCGTTGACTTGCTTTAGTATTTTTATCTTCATGTCAATTCCTTATATTGTGGGGGAAGGTTTCCCTCCCCCCGTTGAATACGCTATACTACGACTGTCTCGCCCGCGCCCTGTGTTGGCGGGTTGAGCCTTGAGCCGTGATACAGTATTGCCGAACCACCGGCCAATGTAACCGCTGTTCCAACCGTGCCATAGATTTTAATCCACGGTGTAGCTGCTACAATCGGGAAGTCAATTATTACACAAGTATTGTCTCCCGTGGTATCGGTGATTTCGGTCATCGCTGCGCCGCTGATTGCGGCGAACGTTCCGTCAGTGGCATCAGACTGTTTGATTTCGCAGTCAATCCCGCCGCCGGTTGATATGTCACCCACGTTGACGATCACCATCGCTCGATCAAACCCTGAGCAATTCACGCCAGCGCCGGTGAAAGCACCCACGGCTACTGAAATGGGGTGCAATGCTTGATTTACTTCAACAACTTCATAGAGGGGAAATGTAGACATTTTATCTCCCTATGCCATCGTGCCGTATTGGAAAGCCTCAGCTTGCAGCACCGCGCCGCCCATGCGAATTTTGCTAAACAACCCAATCTGCCCGTTACCCTGATACAGATAAGGGTTCCGCGAGATAATCAGGCCGTGCCGTTCGACAAGTGCATAGAAGTTCCAATTACCGAATACAATCGGTTTCAATCCGCTGGTCTGCGCTGCGTTCGCGCTTGACGTTAGGACCTGGTGGCCCATCAGCTGGTATCCTAATCCGCCTGCGGGTGTCGGCATCAGTTGGAAATTGTCGCCGGTCAAACCCATCAGATAACCAAATACTGAATTCTTCATCGACCACACCGCGCCAGCCATGTACTCCGCTTTCATCTTGAACATCAGCTCAGGAATTTCGGTGGCTGCGAGTGTGGTGGCATAGTCAAACGTGAGTCCAGCCGTGCCGCCAACGTATACGCCCTGCGGTTCGCTTGAGCCTGTACCAACCAGAACGGCGTCGTTTTCTGCTGACGCCCACCGGCGGCCAAGATGCTCAGTCAGGAAACTGTCGAGGTTCGCTTTCTCGTCTTCCGCGAGTTCCTCACTAATCTTGATAAGATTGGTGTACTTGTAAACTGTGACTGCAACCTGCCCGAATGTCGGTTCGTCCTCGTTGTATGCGCCTTCTTCAGCGGTCACCGCGAAATCCGCGGCTGCGTTCTCGTTAGGAATGTTCACAACATCGAGGCTGGTCTGGATAACCCTGGCGCCTGCCATACGTGGAATACTTGACTCATCGCGCTTCGCGATAATCTCAGCGAGGAAGTCATCAGGAACGAGATAGCCACCTTCTGTGGCGGACCCGCCCTCAAGCGCTGCCTTGCTTGCGTTGCGCTCAAACGGCATCTGCCCGGTCTTCAGGAAGTGCATCAACTCTTTGCCGCTGTCGTTCTTGCTGCCGAGATCCGTAACTTTCTTGATTGCCGGTGCGCCTTTGGCCGTGATGGCTTCCTGTGCATCCAGCATTGTTTTGACTTGCGCGTCCACCATGTCTTTCATACCTGGCGTAAGTTCCTTTGCAAGTTCGGCGTAATCGAACGCTACCTCGGCCTGTGTTTCAGGCTCCGTGCGCTGCACGCCCTCATCTTTAGTTGTTTCTGGCATTTCTGTCTCCGTAATACTAATAATAGTTGGTGTATCCGCTTCCGGCTCAACTACCTTGACAGGCGGCGAGTCGTCGCCCTTTGCCTGTTCCTCAGCGTTCTCCACCTTCGCTTCCACTACCGCTAAATGATTGGCTGGCTCTCGCCACTCGTTCGTGTCGAATATCGCCAGCTCTCCAACAGGCCACACATCTATGAGGCCCGCTTTACCCATTCTAACCAGATGCGATACCGCGCCGCTGGACGCTTTCACGTCCGCGTCATTTGTAATCGCATCCGCTATCCGCTGCGCCAATGGTTCTTCGCTGTCAAGCGTCACATCGAACCAATGGCCGCGCTCGTCCTTCCTGTCGTATTTCGCCTTGCCGATGATTACAGGCCGTTCCTGCCACTCATCCGCGCTGTCTGGGCCGTACCCGTGCAGATACGTTACCGGCGAAGTATCACCAGGCGTCAGCCAGAATTCAGTATCGAAATGGAACGCCTCACCGTCAGAGTCACGCCCTTTGATGTGGCCGCCGAACGGCAACCCAAGGACTGACAACTGCATACCGGTATACTCCGCCTTGAGTGCCTTTGTACTCTCGGCCTGACGTCGGAATGTCTTGACGCCTTCACGCTTGATTTTAATCCTTATGGTATTATCTGACTGTTCCATGCTCACCTCTAAATACTATTAAGTTGTCTTTCTATAACCTTATCTATCAAGTTCCTAACGTGCGGCCCTTCATTATCCACAACGTCCTCGTCTGTCATCCATCCGTGAGCCTTGTGGTAAATGTTCTGCTCCTTTGAGTCGTGTACATATTTCGCATAAGTCACGCTATTACCAATCGCCGCGCTAAACCCGTTATCGTAAAAGCGTATGCCCCAATTCTTTGTAAGATTCTCTGATGTCTTATCACCGCCAGCGCCGCCACCTGCTAACGCCCACTTAGGGCCATAGTTGCGTTGATACCATCGTTTCGGATATGGACCGGACTTATTCCCTAAAGTCTCCGGCGGCGCTTGATCTAACTTACCCTTGACGTGCTGCGCGCCCGCCTTCACCGCAGCCCTGACAGCCTTGAACTGCCGGAGTTCCGTGAACCCTTGTATGAGTTCCTTACCACCTTTGAACTTGATTGACATTGGCATTAGATACCTGCCCTCAAGCGTGCTTCGTATGTAACCCAACATCTGCAGCGAGGATGCGCCGGTGGAAATACGTTATCATCAATAACTTTATTATGTCTTGGTCCGCATATCGGACAAACAAGTTCATCATTCTCAGTCTGCCATATCGGTATCATCTCAATATCAGGATTATCCCTCATGATTTCCGCCGCGGTCTGCTGCTCACCTTCTGACGCCGCCCGTGTGACTTCAGTAACCGATACCATCTCGGCGCGCGCTGGCGAGTACCATCTGCTGATACGCTTCTCTAAGTCTCCAATCGTCATTTCATCTTCGAAGAATGACGCTACCGCTTCGCCGACGCCCTTCTGAGTGTTGCCCTCAATACTCCGTGCGAAGTCTCTTGTGTACCGCCGCGCCCAATCCGCGGCCTGCTGGTTGACTATATCCCACTCAATACTGATACTCACATCTTCCATGAGCGCGAACGCCTGCTGGATGTACACGTCAAACATGACGGGTTCAACCAACTTCGCCAATACCGCGCCGCTATTCAACCAAAATGAGAATGGAACGTTAGCCATGTTCGGCGGGTTGCCGAGTAGTTTCAACAACTCTCGCCGCTCAATCATGGAATGGTTGCCGAACAACCGCGCCAACTTGCGCTCCCATTCGTCACGGTTCAATACATCAGCCATTACGGATAGTTCCTCCAAACTCTAACGCTCTCAAATATCGCCTTCACCTCGTCAACCGTCTCAGCATCTTCCAACTGTCCTTGTATCGCCTCAAGTAAGGAAGGTTCGATAATGTCACTTACGAATACCTTCTGCTTACCGACGCGCTTCTTCGCCACGCGCTCCCACTTGTCCAGCTCATCATCTTCCGGCGTGCGCGATGTCTCAACCGTGATTTCTTCCTCAAACACCTCGTCATTCTCTAACTCGTCGCGTTGCTCCTCAGTCATGTCATAACCTAACAGGTCCATAGCCATCTGCAGCGGTACGCCCGACATAGTCAACTGCTGCAGGCTGCCCGCACGTTCCGCCTCGTCCTCCTGGAATACGTCCAACTGGTCAAACGCGAAATGCAACTCAAGCCCTCTATCGGCCAAGAGTTGAGAGTTAATCACCTCCTCGATAAGCATACCCCTCGGCCTGATTGTGTCCTGCCAGAATGATTTCCTATTTGTACCAGCCGTGGCGCGGTTGTCAGCGTCCGCTAACATTGAGTACGGTATTCCAAATGCAAGCGCTATATTATGCCGCGACTCCTCCGACAGTTCCGGCATCGCCATGTCCTTAATGTCCGGCGTGATAACCTTCGGCTCGACTATGTTTCGGACAGCCAGCACGCGCCAGGCGTTCGCAATCCCCGTCATGGAGCGTTTAAAGAAGTTCTCCATGCGCTTCGCTTCGTCCTCGCCAATGCCACCCTCAACGGATAACAACGTCACCGGCATCGCGCCACCCTCGAAGAAGTAAGCCGCGAACCGTGTCATGTATCTCAACGCCTGCGCGTCTGATAGCGCGACGGCTGTCGCAGCTACACCCGGTCCTATGTCATCGCCAGGATTGAACTCTTTGAAGTATACTATTTCATCCTCAGTCCATATATTCTGATTGGTAACGTGCGACTGTGTGAATGTCAGGTCTACCACGTTATTCGCGCCTATGATATAGTTGACGTCAACCGTGAACGGGTTCAACCATTGCAAGGACTTCACGCTCTGAGTATTGGATAGCTTCAGCCAATATGCAGCACCAGCCAGCAGCAGTGCCACCTCTGTCTGCCATATCATCCGTGAGATTGACTTGTCAGGCCACGGCCATGCTACCTCAGTATCGCCATGCTTGATGAACACCGGCACGCTAGAGATGGCATCACACCGCAACTGTACGGCGCGATGGATAAGCGGAACATAAGCGTATGCCTGCGATGTGCTTGTAACCTTGTCGGTTGTCGCCAGCCCCTCGACCCAACCAGGTACGCTCACAATCGCTTTCGTACCTTTCGTTTTCATAGTCTCTAATGTAGCCATAAATTCATGCTCCGAATAATATCAAATTGCCTATATCAACAACCTCATTGAACGCACCACTTGACGCGTCAACCTGATCATCATGTGTCCCATTGGGGAATGATGTCAGCCCGTCTATATAGTCTTCGTTCCATTTTGCTTTTACAATTTTCACGTTCAAACCTTCACATTGCGCAGAGAATGGCTGCGCCCTTATTTCCTTACTTCCTGTAACTCGCCTAGCGTATACCGGATAACCTGCTAACATTTTGATGATTGCTTTTGATGCGTCCTTACCTGATGACCCGCCCTCTTCCTCGACACATATTGTCACATTCCCTCTTAGCGCGTCCTGAAGTGCTGTCTTCAATACCAGTTTATCACGATTGCCGGTTGACCATTGACCTCTCTCAACATCCTCAATGGTGTATGTGCCGTCTGCAGATCTTGCCATCAACACACCAGCGGTATAATCTCCGTCGTCCTGTGTAGCCGCATTGTCCCAATATCTGCACCGGCTCACCACTTCATCAGCCTGCTTCACGAACTCGAACCATGATCTTTTGAACACGTCACCTTCCTGCTCCTGTGGTCGCTGTTGATACAATCCCCAAAACGCCTTTCCCAACACTTGCTTGATGCTCTTCAGCACCTTTCGGTCATATCGTTCCGGGTTGAGTGCTTCGCCAACTTCGCGCCCGATTGCATCACCTTCCTCTGCTAGTGCTGGAAAATTGATGACTGTCCAGTTATCGCCGTCCTCACTTGATAGGATACGTCCGGCCAAATCATCCTCATGCCAGCGGGTCATAATCAGAATGATTGCTCCATCAGGTTCTAAACGGGTGTACAGGTCATCAGTATACCAATCGTATACCTTTTCTCGGTATGTCTTACTGTTAGCTTCCTCTCGGTTCTTCACCGGGTCATCAATGATGATAAGATCGCCACCCTGGCCGGTGATACCCCCACCAACGCCCACCGCGCGCATCCCACCGCCTTGCGCCGTCTCCCAATCATCAACCGCTTTCCTGTCTCTGGCTATTTCCAACTCTCCACGATGCTCCGCAATACGTCGCGCCTTCCTACTGAACTTGTTTGAAAGCGTCTGGTTGTATGCCCCGACAATTACTTTTAGGTCGGTTTGCTGCTCCATCCTGAAAGTCGGATAGCGTACCGTAACCATCTCACTCTTGCCGTGGCGAGGCGGCATAAATAGCATCAACCGCTTTATCTCTCCGCGAGTTACTTTGTTAAGGTGCTGCTGGATGTATTCCTGATATTTCCAGTTCCACGTCCAGTTAGGCGTAGTCGCCTGTAACCACCGCTGAAAACGTTTATCACGCTCCCGGCTGATGGCCGTTATTACCGCTGCCGCTTTTCGTCTCGGCGAGTATTCGCTCCGCTTCGGCGAGTACATTGGTAAACTCATCATCTTGCATCTCCTGCAAGGTTCTAACAATTGATTCTGCGCGCTGTGTCGGCATACCCTGGAATAGTGCAACCTTGTCCAGCAATATCCCCACTGTTATCGCCCATTCATGAAGCGTCACAGGTTTCGGAATTGACATCAAAATGCGCTGAACTGCGCGCTCTAATAGGTCTGCTGTATCAAATCTATCCTTTTTTTGTGCAATTTCCGTAGATTTCTTGTCCCATGCGCGTAAAGTGTTCTCTGCCATTCCTAAACTTGCTGACGTCTTTTCGAAGTCATAGAAGTTTATGGCAAGCATTATTAGTGCTTCGCCTTTCTCAGCATCACTATACGCCACGATCTTCTGCCTCCTTCTTATCCTCAAACACACTCACACTCTTTACAACGCCGCCGACTGACTTCATCATCACCGCCGCTTGTTCCGCGCAATACTCTGGAAGGTTCAGCGTCACATTGAAAGTTCCATCAACCATCGTCTTAACCTGCCTCACCTCGGCCTCGTACTCAAGCGCGCGGATGTCAGTCATGCAGCGTCCTTCTCAGTCTCTTGTTATACTTGCGCTTGTAATACTTCGTCACGCCTGGCTTTTCCACATAACACAAAACTCTCCTCCACCCTGTGTGAACGTCATACTCTCCGCCACCTTTCAGCGGTATCCTGACGCGGTTCATAGACGATTGCTTACTCATTCTGCCTATTTATCCTTCGTCTCAAGATGTAATTATCCACTTGAAACCGCGGCCACATGCGATAATAGTGAAACCGATAACGCCAATCCTTCATCCATTCGGTATGCAAATCGTCCAAGTCACTCACTAATGCAGCTCCGGGTGAGCAGCCCAAAGTCTGGCCAGTTTTTCAGTTCCGTTTGGTTCCGGCTCCGGCTGGGGCTCATCCCCAGGCACACCGGCAAACTCCCTGAGCTGCTCAATCGAACCGTTGAAATAGTCGAGGTCTATCTGCTCGCTTTCAACGCCGTACTTCCTACCATCTCCCTTATCGGTGTATTGCCAAAAGGTCCACGTGTCCCAAGGCATCCGCTGCGCGATGTTGCGCTCCATATAATCTTGCCGCGAATAACTCGCAATCCATAACGGGAATTGCGCCCATGCCTTCGATGCTGCCTTCGTCCAGAAGAACGCTCCGGTATAGATGATAGGTTTCTTGCCTGACAACCTTTCGATAGTGTCAACAAATCCCCATAGGTAATCCATCGGGTCATCCGGCACCGTACCCCAGTATTCATAATCCGCCACTATCGGCAGCTCGCCTGGGTCATCCTCAGTAAGGGACCATGTAAATTCCGCCTGCTTGCGCGGGTCACGCGTGTAGCTCAAGTAGTGATACTGTCCGCGTATTAGTCCGGCAGCCTTAGCCGCTGGCCAATTGTAAGCAAACGTCTTGTCCTGCCATACGTCTTGACTGGCCTTGATGAATACGAACTCAGCGCCAGCATCCTTCATAACGTCAAAATTCACACGCGCTGGCGTGCTTGGTATATCTTGCCATCGCGATATATCGCAGCCTATTGGATAATCTGTCATTTACTAATCCCTAACACGGTTGCGATAGCGACGGCTGCGCTGTTGACAATATCCCACGCGTTAGACTTTGACTTCATACCCTTCACATCGTATTTGACGTCCTTCAAATCGCCTTGCACATTTTCAACGGCTCCCTCCATGTGCGCTTTGCAGGTAGCGTGTTCTAACTGTACACCGTTTACCTTTGCGTTTACCTCGCGCTGTTCGATAACGAGGTCATCCAGTTTCGTGCCGATTGCTTTTATGTCACTCTGGATAATTGCTAATGTTACTCGTCCGTTGCTGGCTTCGACGTCAGGCATGTGTCAGCCCGCCGATTTAGCTTGTCCATCCTCGTAAGCGATACCGGCGATGACAGCGATGAATACGGGCTGAAGAACGCCGATTATAAAGGCAACATCCTCATAGGCCAGCGGTGAATACTTCCCGACAAAAAATAATCCCAGGGATATGATAGTATCCGCCAGGAGAAGTAAAAACTTCCTTGACATAAAAAGCGCCTTGATTGGTTGGTTCATTCATTCCTCCGGAGAATAAGAATATATTAACACACCGTACATTATACCATTAAGCGGATTGGATTACAAGTAATACATTGATTTATTAAGTATCACCTTCCTCAGTCGCGTATATCCCATCCGAATTAATCACAATCTCCACCTTGTTATCCTTGCAGTATTTGTGCAGGTCTCGCAACGCGTCGCCAATCCAGCGGGGGAGGTTCATGCCATCAATCCCAACTCAATCAGCGCGTCCTCGACGCTGTACACAATCGACACATAACCGTCATACTCGCGGTGGAATTCCACCTCGTCCGGCGTCAGCTTGCAGCCAGGCATTTTCACCTCGAATAAGTACACCCGCCCGCGGTGGCACGCCACGAGATCTGGAAAACCGCCACCCAGGCGCGACGTGTCGAATACCTTGACGCCCATCTTGCGCAGGCAGTCGCGTATCTCGGCGTGATTGCGGTCAGTCCTGGCGGCGCGTCTCATTCTTCACTCTCCAGTCCGTCAAACGTGGATACAGTTTGTGTCCATGCGCAAAGATGCAGTTTTCCACAATTATTACACACAAAGTAATATTCGCCACAAATGCGTTTTATTGTCCGACTATAAGAACAACTACAATAATTCAATTGTCACCCACCAATGCCTCCATGAGAAGGTACGCCAATACAAACGCAATGAATATTATTACAGGTAAGAAGGTCATCCTTCACCGTCCTTCACCCCTAACATCTCTAATTCAATCCTCAGTCGTTCCGCACATATCCCGCTAACGCTCGCCAGCTCGTCATCCGTAAGCGTCAACCTGCCATGAGCCGCGAACATCACGCCACCGCATAACCCCGCGAACTTGCTGGCTGCTATCGCGATGGAACACTTATCCTCAATCGCCACCGCGCCGAAAATGGACTGCTGCCACTCGCTCACGGCGTCGAGGATGGCTTTAGTTGAGGGCATTGCTACCCCATTGCTCGGCCATCGCATCGGCAATACCTTGATACGTGGTACTTCTCAATTTCCATCTGTCCGGCCCGGGCGGCATTTTATGTATCCGATGTTCTCTTTCATCAACAATATCCGTCGGTTGAAGTTCGCGCAATCCCTTGAGCCATAAGCAGGTAGCCTTTGTCTCACCGTGTCCGAATTGCCACGGTTGTATCATCTGAGCGTAATCGATGTTTATGATTTTATTCGCCCATTTGTGCATAACTGGATTTTCAACACATATTCTATCTATCGGAGCATTTAATAATTTTCTGAAAAACACCGCGCCATCAATCAAATCACACCATCGGTTTTCTTTCTCATATAACCAGCGCACCCCGGCATTTGATAGGTACGTGCATGGTGGATGTGCTATCATCATGTCCCAACCGTAATTGATGATGTCAAATACATCACCCTGATAATGCCAACCTGGTACATCCGTGGGCAGTAAATCACATGAAAGCGCCTCATGTCCACGCTTGTTGAACGCATCACGCACAACGCCGCTGAATTCACAGGCAACTAATATTTTCATCGCGTGTTGTACTCCACTGTCCACAGGATCAGGACGATAACCCATATCAAGGCAACTATCATTCCGTAAGTTGTCATTGTCTCCACCTTCGTATCATCTGCGCCCACTTGTTATCGTGCTTCCTGAGATTATGCGTCTGCGCCTTCCACTTCGGGACATCGCGCCAGCGCAGCCATGAATAGAGTCTGCTAATCAAGTTCATATTCTCTCCCGAACTTCCGCCACCACGCCACCCGGTACAATACAGGCGTGAGGATTGCTGCCAGCAGGACGGCGGTTAGTAGCAGGAGGCGTTTCATTCCGCACTCTCCTTCGGGTATGTTCTCTCTTTCCAATATGTAACCTCATATAATTCTTGGTCAAGTTTTTCATCCAATATACGACATCTAACCCACCCGTCTGTCCTCAAATACCCGTAAG